TCATTCCTTCTTATAGTTGATTTGAGATAAGGGCATTTTTACTTTCCTCCCGACTTTCTTCCTATTCGGTGAGCGCATCCAAATTTTAAATTGTATAAAATTTCTAATCTCTTCAATGTCTTTCTTGGTTAAATTTTTATGAATGATTGATCTTAATTCATTCGAATTCTCATTGCGATTAAAAAAGATTGAAATTGGAACTTTAAAAAATCGTGAAAGATTCCAGATATCCACTATCGTAGGTTTGTATTCTCCGGTTTCCCAACGTGAAATTGTATTCGGATTTTCCCCTATCTGCCGCCCTAATTCGGATTGAGAAATGCCTTTTCCACCGTTGCTCATTTCTCGAAGTTTTTTAATTATGACTGAAGCATGCTTAAGCAGATCTATTTCTTTCGAAGTGTCTTTGTTTTTCATTTGTTTAATTGAACTCCATTTTTATTTTCAATTCTTTTGATCACTTCGTTTTCTAAATCTATCACCTGTCTTGGAAATGTATTCGCTAATCTAAGAGCACAAATAACAAGGTCCGCAATATACTTCCCGTATTCTTCAGGCAGAACGGAAAGAGCTAAGTCTTTGTTGTGATCCATATCGTCCGCTAATCCATGTAACTTACCTGCCGCTTTCGATACATGATGAAGGGCATGAGAAAAATCTTTGTGAGTAAGCGGTGTGGATCTAAAATCCTCCGAATACCTTACAGTCCAAGGTAAACTAAGTTGCAAATCTTTTAGAGTCATTGAATGGCTCTCCGTCAATAAGGAAGTTCATCTTCCCAAAGTTCAAATTCGATCACCCAAACCCACGGGTTTATACTCCAGGCATTATGGCCGTGTAGTTCAATCCAAAGTTTTGCAAATCCAGATTTGTAAGTTTGTCCAAGGCATCCTATATCAGAGCATGAATATCTTACGTGATCACATTCTTCCAAATCAATTTCGACTCCTTCGGCTCGTGCGTCCTCTTCTGAGATGGTAACTAAACGTTCAATTCGAATGTCTTTGATTTCGAGTTTGATTCGGGATAATTCTTTCGGCATAAACAGGGATGGACGCCAACGACAGGGGGACTCACCTGGTTTCCATTTGAAATATTCGCGGCCTCCGCGCGAAGAATATGCTGAAAGTTCGGCATCGATAATCGATTGCTCAACAAGTTTTTCGAATCTGGATTCTTCTTGAATCCATTCTGTTCTCACGAAGTTGTCTGCTCTATAATCCACTGCGATCGATTTCGTGGGAACATCCCATGCTCTGACGCGCCAGGTTTCCTTTACCCAAAGGAGATCGCCTATAGACCCGTAGGGACACCGAACAAGTTTACTGTTTCCGCTCTCTTTACTTATGAATAATGCAGAAAAATAAGTTCCTAAATTTGTATGTTCATGAATGGTTTCAAGGAATTCCCACTTGTTTAGATTTTCGTTTATAGATTTGAGATTTGAAGTTCGTCGTGTCTGGGTCTTTCTTCCATAAAGTGTTTCACAAACCAGTTTGCCAGACATAAGGATCGGTCTTTCTACAAATTCAGTAATCATAGTCAAGCTCCTCCTGATTCTTCCTACAGTGGGAATTTATTTCCGTTGTCGTTTACGTTTTTTTGTGGTTGATAACCACCTCTTTCGATTCGGATCGGCTCCTTTTCTATGAATTTAGTAATCGAATTAGTATTGCTCATTAATCTCACCGATTTTCAAAATAACTTTCATCCGTTTCGATCGCTTTTCGAAGCGCAACCCGCTCCGGCTCCAACGTATTTTTATAATCTTCTAAAGTTTTTCTTTCGTTCTGTGTCAGGTTATCAAAGAAGAGAGATTTACGAATTGAATAAAGAAGAGCAGTGACGCTTTCGTATTTTCTAATTGTGTTCTTTGGAACGTTCATTTTTTTTCTATCCTCTTCTTTAGCTCAATGTAATATTCTTTCATTCTCTCGGTCTTGATATACTCCGGAAGTTCATTCCACCGTTTCGGAGTTTTTCCGAGCCGGAGGAATTCTTCACAATGATCGATCCAAATATCCTCTGGACTCTTTTTGAATTCAGTGAAACCTTCTTCGTTACTCATAACTAAAGTTCTGACTCAGTCGGATATTTATCCAGTATCCATTCCACGAGATAAAATATCTGATCAACATTGTCGCTTTGGTTTGAATCTGTAGCCGCAAGGTCTTGGATGTTTTCCAAAACCTCACGAACTTTTAGCGGAAGTTCGTTCATGCCGCATCAACCTCCACCTCTGCATCCAGCTCGGTCGGTTTGATATAGAACCGCTCACGTTTCGCCTCAACCTCTATCCCGAATTCTTTCTTGGCACGAACCGGGTCCGATAAGATTCCATCCTTATCCAGTTCGATTTTAACTCGAAGGAAAACCTTTCCGCATCGTTCTATAAACTTTTTGTAATGTTTCTCGAGAGTTGAACTCGTTAGGATTTTTTCTAAAAGTGTCGATGTTAGTTTGGTCTTTACAAAAGCAGGAATATCACGATATGAAACGGAACCAGTTGTCAACTTTTGAGTTTTACTTCCAGATTCAAAAAGAGATTTTCTGTTCTCATCACAAAAGTGTTTAATACGAACTCCAAGGAGATAGCAATCTTCATCGAGAATTTTGGTTTCTTCACGAAGTTTTGTTTGAAGTTCAGACATCTTATCGTTGTATTGGGAAACGATTCGATTCTTCTCGCGTTGTTTTACACCGTAAGACTGAATTGCATCCGCCAATTCCCCCTTGTTAGAAAGGGGGATGATAACGATCTGTTCTTTCTTTTTGCTCGCCATTGCTTTACTCCTATGCCGGTCTTGGATCTTCCAAGACCATTCCGGAAGAATTGGAATCGCTAATTTGCTTCGGTGCTTCTACGGCCACCGGCTTCTTAGCTACCTTCTTTTTCTTAGGAGCGACTTTCTTCTTCGCTGCCTTTTTCTTCTTTGCAATCGCCATGACGTTTTTCCTCCTTACGCTGGAATCGACTCTACGACAAATTCACCGATTGCGGACTGATATTCTTTTAGTTCCGATTTCAGGGATTTGACTTTTGCCTTTTGTTCGTCTTCGATCACCTTGATTTGGTCTTTGACAACTTTGATTTTTTTGTCGTATTCCTCGACCTTCTCTTTTTTTTCTTCTTCTAGGAGAGTGACGTCGTCATTTAATGAACCCAGATTCGTAGAGAATCCGGAAAGTTCTTTCTTGATTTGGGCCACTCTGTTTAAAGCCTGTTCGTGTTCTTCCTGGTTTGCGATTTTCATTTTTCCTCCAATATAATATTAAAATATTGCGTTATTCGTTAGCGGTTCGAATCAGATTTTCCGCTGAGTGTATTTCACTCGCTGATGTCGAGTGATCTCTGATTAAATCGAGAGCAGCATCCATTGTTAGTTTATGTCCATCTGAACTTAATCTTGATTTTTGAATTTCGTGTTGATCTCCATTAAGATATGTTGAAATTGCAGACTTACTAAATTCCTTTCCGGACGTATTTCGAACTCGTTTCGCGACTTCTCTTTGGGTGATTTTTAATCTTTTAAGTATGTCACCGATGGATTGAGGGAACTTAGTTTTCGCAACGTCATACGTTAAAATACGATCCCAACCTGGAGTTGATTTCGCGATTTTTTTGATTTGGTTCTCTACTCCAAGAGGAGTTGGAAAAGTATTTTGAATAAAGATTTGTCGAGTTTTCTGGCCGTTTTGACCAGATTCAAACTTAATACTGAAAGCCTTTTCGGCAATGGATAATACTTCATAATCTTTTAATGGATCTAAGAAAGTTTTATGCAATCTCCAGCCTATCTCCTGTGTTTTCATTATTGATCTCAGCCATTCTCCTTCTGCTTTTCCAAACATAATTATTGAAAAAAGGTTTTTCTTTGTCGGCGAAGATATTTCGTGCAGCTTCTTTAAGTCGCGAAGGAGTCTTGCGGTAAGAGCTTGAGACTCATCAAACATAAGAACAATTTTACGTTTTCTGTCGTAAGCATTTGAAAGGATATCACGTAGAATAAGTTGTTTTGCGTGTGCATTTCCAGGTATCACACTATCAGGACTTAATTCACTGATCATAACTTTCATTACTTGATTAATGTTGTATTCGAAAGATTCAAAACACCTGCCCATCTCAATTACATGAAACCGATTAGGATAGGATTTCCAGAAATTCAGCATATATTCATAAACTACAGTTTTCCCAGTTCCAGTTTGGCCAACAATACACTCCCAGCTTTGTGAACTTACCGCTTGCCTGATTGCCCTAATTACCTTGTTTGTGTTTTCTGTATCAACAAAATTCATTCCGTGCTCTCCTTAGAATCGTTAGATTCAAAATCAATGTTATTTAGAATATTCAAAAGTTCGTATATTTCTTGGTTTGTAATTGAGCCTTTGAGGGTAAGACTTGAATCAAGCCGCGATTGAACGGCTTCAAAAAGTTCCACTGGCATTTCGGAACGGTAGATTAAAAGTCGTCTTTCAATGTAGCTCCACGCAGATTCTACATCGGTGAACTCGCTCGGTGCCATCGTTGCGGGTGTTTCAACAGGGACAGCGTTCGCCGGAAAATATCTAAGATTTTCCAGCTCGGATTTAGGAAAGAGGTCGTCGATCGTAAAGATTTTCTGCTGTTTCTTGGCACCCTCACGAATTTCGTCTCGCAGCCTCATCCGATCGGTTTTCAGCCATGTGTCTGATGATTGCGTTTGGAATCCTGTATGTTGCGATATACTTCTCGCTCCGTCAGGATTACAGATATAAAGATTTCCTAATTTGTCCTCTGCTACCAGATTTCCGTCGCGGTCTCTGAAGAGAATAACGTCTTGCCCTACCAAATCTAAAGCGACTCCGTAGGAATGGTTCCGGTATTCGATACAGCCGTAGTTGTTTACGACTCGTTTGTCGAATGTTACGGTTGCATCGTAAAAGTTTTGTTCTGTGATCCGCCGAACTGGTTTGTCTTTTGTTCCTGCAAGCCAGAGGTCAAATCTTCCACTGATTTGATTTTCGTGAATGGTATATAACGTTAGAAAATCGTTGAATTCCTCTAAATCCTTAAACCGTTTTCCATCGATTGCGGGTTCTACAATATTTTTAAACACTCCGATTCTACGTTCGACAGGGCCTTTCGCCCTCGGGCCGCCCGGTCTGTGCATGATTAATTTTGTTCCTAATCGTTTTAACGTGGATCGTGATCCCTTTAAGCCACTACCTTCGTCGGAGTAAACGAAGTCAGAAATGCCTTCGAATGGATTTCGGCGATCTGATTTCGGTAGCCAAGCACGTTTGAAAAAATCGAGATAATCTGTTGTGTTCTCTCCGCGATGTTTTGCTCCTGGGGTTATCGCTTTTCCACCGTATGCCCAAACAAAAAAAACTTTTGAAAAAACATCAACCAGCGCATAAACCCAAACCTTGATTAGGTTGTCCTTTAACATCGCTGTTTCTTCATCTTTATCATCCAAGAACCAACGCTGTTCGATTTTTCCTCGTGGATTTAGGTAGTATCTACTTGCAACGGAAGCATCTACCATGTGAGTCGCGTTGGAGTATGGTTCTTTCCAATGCCGAGCTGCTTCCGGTGAACGCATCTCATGACGTCCTAAACCGAGACGATTCAGCCACCGGTTTGCGGTAGACTCCGTCCAGGGAAGTTGAATCTGTCCGCTGTTACGCGCTCGTCTTAGAGCGAGTTTCATCGAGATCGGTTTTGGCTCTTTGCCGGACAGATTCGAGTAAACAATTTCAGCGATGATCTTCGCTTCGGTTTCCCGTAGATCCATTCGCTCCGAGTTCAGATTTGATTTTCGCTTTCCTTTTTTCTCACCGGTAACAACGGCTAATTCCGATCCAATATTATACTTTTCGAATCTTCTTCGAATTGCGTCTTCTGACAATCCAAAGGCAGACGCGGCTTTACGCATCATTTCGCCTTTGGAGAATTTTGACGGCGCCTCTTTCCAGGCTGAGTAAAATTCGTAAAACAAATCTGGATCTAATTGTTTCACTCTTGCGTCTCTCCTTGAAAGATGTGGTTTGACCAAGCCATCTTTAGAGTTTTGAGTGAAATTTCCATCGTCGCAATGGTGCGAGAGAGATAGATTCCTAACGCACCGTTTCGAGATTCTTCCGGGATTGTCTCAATTCTCTGCAACGCTTCTAAAATCGAAGCGTTACACTCATCGATCATCTTTTCTGCTTCGCGTTGGTTTTTGATTTTGAGTAATTTATCCGGATCAATGTCTTTGGATTTTCTGAGAACATCCAATTGTTCGTCCTTCTTTTGGATAGACTTCTCTAAGTTCGCTTGTTTTTTTCGAAGCAGATCCGCTTCGGCTTTTACGGTTTGATTTTCTGTTTCCAAAGATTTGATTTTTTTCTTTGAAGAATTTTCCAAAGAGGCAATTCTTTCCGCGAGAAACTCTTCCGCAGAAACAACTGTGCCATCGGACAAAGTTAGGATTTCTCCCTCTAATTGTTTGAGCCGAACTTCTTTGGCAGCCTGAAGGAAACGTTTCGGTGATGCTTCCATGAGTTGCTTCACTCGATCACCCAACCCAAACGATTCGATAGCGTTTACATATTCGGTAGCAACGCGTCCGCTCATGTCGAGTTCTTGCTCTACACAATCATGGAATCCTGCATACCCAAGCTCTCTGAACAATTCGAGGTTTCGAATAGCAGTCAATGCGAGAGCGGTTTGAAAAACATTCACCCTTGCCTGAGTGATATATAATTGGGCTAAAGCCTTTCTCTCTTCCGACGAAAACTCTCTTGCTTCGCTTATGTTCGAAATTGCCAGAGCCGTTTCCGGTCGTGACACGTTGCCCTCTGAGTCCTCTATTTCGTCCTTATATTCGTCTAACGCTGATTTGGTTGTCATCCTTCTATCCTCTGAATCCCATATTTTTTAGAATCGCTTTTGTTTCTTCACTTTGAGATATTTTTATCCCATTCTCTACTTGTTGTTTTTGAAAGGCGTTCCGAGTTTCTCTTGCCTTTTGGAAGATCGCTCGGATTTCTTCGATCGGGAGTTTAAACTCCATTTCGAGGATTTGAATCAAATGCGGCGTCTTGCGGTCTCCGTAGGCGGTTCTTGATAGATCTCCTTGGTTAACCGAATAAGCCTTGGCAATCGCTCGCAGGGATGTTTTTCCTTCGATAGGCTTAATGCGATTTCTTATTTGAAGAGGCAATCGTTTGCCTCTCGCCCTTCTGCCATCATTAGAATTTTCTAATGATGGCATGTTCTCATTTTCCATAGACTTTCCTCAGGGCCTTCAGGTAGAATTGAGCCTGACCCAGTTTGGTTTGAACTTTTGGCGTAAGCTGCCAGCGAAAACTTTCCGAGAAAAATAGGCCGTTTTCCTGGTCTGGTAAGATTAGATTTGCCTGTATTAATTTGCGTTTGGCTCTTTCCAGGGATTGGATTCCTGTCAGGAGCCGAAACTCCCCAGAGAAAAAGCTCTTTCCTGGAAGAAGATGAATCAGTATAAATAGAGCACCGGTGCCAGTTGTTTTCTTGATTTCGTTTTTACCCTCAATCGTATCTACATTCAGAATATAAAGTCCGTCATGCTCCTCTACAAATCTCCACTGGCTCAGGATTTGAATTGCTCGATAGATCGTTTTTTCTGGACGCGTTAGTCGTCTTGCGACATGAACCGGTCGAAACGGAACGCTTGGATTTTCGAGAAAGAACCTTGCGACTGTTAAGAGAGTCATATTCTTACCGAATCGATTAAAAGTCTGAGTTTTAGGAATCTTTGCTTCAAGCATCCTTCACATTGATTAAATTGGTATCTCGGGACCGGGCCGTTTCCACATTGTTTGCACTTTCCAATTTTGCTTTCGAAAGAAAAATTCTCGGCGGGATTCACTCCGCCGAGGAGAAGAGAATCACTCAGATTGCAGCTATTTGAATTAAGACTATTCATGCAAATTTTTCCACAGTGTGGCTCTTTGGGTTTTTCGTATTATAACCGTCATCTTTGTTTCGAGAGGTTTGAGAGGAAATTTCAGTCGGCAAAATATGTAATCGAATATACTGAGATAGCTCTTCTGCGTTGAGTTTTTTTGTAAGGGCGTCTGGAATCTTGCTCCAACAACGATCAAAAACAGTGTAAACGTTAAATCCCTTTTCTTTCAAAAATTTAACTTGATCACAAATAAAACGACTACGGACACGATCGTATTTTCTATGGTTAGCCATTCTTCTGATCCTGAATTTTTTTCTTCTCTATCCATTTGCTGAATTGTTTCTTTAATCCGGCATCATCGATGAAATATTCGTAGACCGCACAACGAGAGAGTAGAATTTCCATCGGACTTTCGTCTGACACGCTCCTGATTTTGAGCACCGAATCGGCCACTCGTTTACGATGGATTTTGATTCCGAGCGTAGGATTCATGCCGCGCTACCTGTGTCTTTGGTGAGAACTAATTCTATATCTTTAAAGCCCTCTTCGTTGAGCGCTGCAATCACTCTGCGATTGTTGTTTCGCCCTGAGAAAAATTCGTAGGTCAATCGTTCATTCAGATTATTACATTTTGCGAATGTGCTCATATACTTGTAGCGATATACAATTTCCCTTTGGATTTCTGCTCTTTGTTTGATCGCGTTCATTCCAAACCTCTTGGAAAACGATTGAAGTTTCTTTCAACATAAAAGCCGTCGCGTTGATAGATGTTAATATATAACGTAAGGTTTATGAGAGTGATGGCTATGTGTAGAAATTGGCGTGAGGAATCTTCTCGACGCAAAGCTTTGCGTATTTTTAGATTTAGTATTTGGAATCCATTGGCCTGGATACTTTCTATATAATGCTGAGGAGTTGGGATACAAAACGCGAATGAAAACCAGTGGAGCGAAATTACGAAAAGGGAAAATATCCAATTCGAAAACTTTAGGAATCTGTGTATCCAATTCAGTTCAATCTTCTCTGCACTCATTACTTTGATTTCTCCTTGATTCTATACCTGGTTTCACCGATGCTTTCTATGCACGGCGTAGCCTGTGGAATTTGATATTGAAAACCATTGTCTGAAAGAGACAATATTGCAAGCAAAAAATGTCCGATACAGACAAAAAAAATAAAATAATTTCAAAACGATTTTCCGAATTTTTTAAAGTGGTAGGATTGACTCAGGAGGAATTCGCAAAACGAATTCGGATAGGTGGTCGCTCAAATATAAGTGCTTGGTTGAATGGAGTTCACGGAATTTCTGGGACGGCCATCGCAGCAATGGAGCATGAATTCAATCTAAATTCAATTTGGCTTCTTACCGGCGAGGGGGAAATGTTCCTGCCGAAAACAGAGTCACAAGATTGGGCAGATTTGGAAGCCGATTGGGAAAGAGGAAATCAGATGCACGAAAATCCAAAACTTAAAAAGTTAACGGAGATGCTTTTTGAGATCGAGGAGGCCGACTATTCAGTCGTTGAAGAACTACTAAAGCGATTCCAAAAACGTAAGTTATAAGAAAAAAAATCTATTTCACAGTTATGTATCATCATTTCTAAAGATATCCCTTCGGCCCTTGCTTTTAATAAATGAAATCGAATTGTTTTTCTAAAAATAGTTTGAAATTCATCCTGCCATTCCTGATTTGAATCCATCTTTTTAGCCCCAGTTCCCGAAATTTTTATTATATATAAATCTTTAGTATATTTTCTGCCCTGGACAAATAATCCTTGATTGGCGAAAATAATCCTTGATTGGCACACAAAAAAACCGATAATAAAACACAATTCGCACATGCGAATACTTCTGTGTTGCTACTGAAAGTCAATGATAAATTCTCAACAAAAATATGACAAAAACAAAGAACGAATCAATCGGCTCCGAATCATTTTAGCCGAAACTGGCTTCCGTCAGAACCAATTGGCCGAAGCAGGGAGCGTAAAGCCTACGACTTTAAACGGGTATCTGTCCGGTGCGAGACCCGTAGGATTCGATTTTGCCTACGCGATTATGAAAAGCCTCGGATACAATCCATTTTGGACACTTTTTGGAGATGGTGACAAAAAAGTTCCCATGGAAATATACGCAGAACTTACACCTGAAAATCATGAACGATTTGAGGAGATTGAAAGAGATCGCGTCTTTATGAGACAGATTGACGAATCTGGGATGAGAAAGGATATAGAAAGAATTTTAGAACTCAGTCGATCTGATAAAAAACTTTTTAGGATTTTTTTCGACCGACTTTTTCCTGAAAAACATGACTAATTTTTACGTGATATTTCTCGATAAGCTCTTTAAGCGAAGCCGTTTCTTTTTTTAGATCTCTTGCAAAATTATAGAGTAGAGTTTTTAATTTGTCGTCTGTAGTTTTCATAATCGTCTCACACAAAATAGGAGACGATTCATTTCCATAATCTTCCTACTGAACCTTATCAATGAATATAACAGGGTAACGTTTTTCCGCGTGAGCTACTCCAATGGCTCGTCCTTGAACATGAATATCTCTCTTTCGCGCGACAAGTTTATCAAAATCTTTATCCATCTCTGATGGAATAAACAGCAAAAATGTGGCAATTACATTTTTGTCATTGTATTCTGCTTCGGCGATTGTGTAGCCATTCCAATCGTCACCGACCTGTATCCCATCCCACTTACTTAGTTTAGTCTGTAAGTCATTTGCATTTCGCATGATGCGGAATTTGAGTTTTCCGCTTACGGTTCCTCCTTCCCATTTGTCTACTCTCTCTACGGAACGACATACAAAGTCGAGTTCAATCGTAAAGTATTTTCGATCGTTCTTCCATTCACCGGATTCGGTAGTTCCGTCTTCGCATTTGATTTTTCCCTGGCCGTGTTTCTTGCCGTTTACAAAAGAGCCTTCGTAAACACACTGAACACTTCCATCTAAATACGTTAATTTCCCTTTGCCATGCATATTCATATCGGAATTATAATATCCTACGTAATGATCTCCGTCATCAAACCAACTGGAAACCGGCTTCGATGTATCAATCTTTCCATTGATAAAATACATTATTGAATATTTTTCAGGGTCGTCTTGTTTGTAAGCTTTCATCAAACCATGAGGTTTACCGTTTTTGAAAATTCCCTCTCCGATTATTCCTTCTTCATTCTGCAACTTCCCTTTTCCGTTTTGGCAATCACCTTCGATGCAAGTTCGTTTGGTTTCTTCCCCAAAAATCGGATTAAAGAAAATGATAAATAAGATTGTGATATTGATTGATTTCATTTTTTTCTGCTCCCTATGAAAACAATCAATATACAACTTAACTTGACAATTCGAAAACTTAGTTTTCGTCTGCCGTATGGCCAAAAAAAGTAAGACCTCTCAGAAATCTAATAAACAAAATATTAAACAAACTGTAACAGGATATACGACCGAAGGTTCTTTATTCAAAAATATTCCGATCCAAGAGTTAAAGCAAAAACGTTCTACTACTATCCAAACGAATCCAGCAATACCCAAAGATCCCGAAGACACGATGACACCGCAACAAGTTGCAGCTCTTCTCAAGCGAAGCGTTCGACGAATCAGCTATTATCGTCGGGAAGGTCTTCTCGGAAAGTTCTGGAAGTTTTACGATGGAACGGTTCTTTATTCTCGCATTGGAGTGGAAGAATTCTTTCAAAGTCGATTTTGTGAACAAGAAGAATCGTAAACGAGCGGAAATTGCGGCACTTAGGGGTCTTCGCTGACGTTGTGCATTCGGTATTCCCCATGTTAGCATTGGTGACATGGATGAATTAAAAGCACTTCTACAAATCGATCATATCTCTCTACTTCTTGTTTCCATAATATTATTTTTTATGGTCCTTCTGGTTTATCGAAAACCGCTTGGATCCATTTTCGGACTTCTTACCAAACTCATCACAAAACGTCTCGATTCGAAAGAAACGATCTCCGTCGTTCAAATTCAAACCAATTCGCTTCCAGGCGCGAGATATATCCAAGAACACGTAACGTCTATTCAGTTCATCAATTCTCTGCGCATTCGTGACTCCGAAAAATTTTACGATTTTCTCTTCAGTCTTGTTAGCGAAGTGCGAGCACGGTTGGGAAATCCGTATCCGAATGTAAGGTTAACATTCTCTCTATTGAATGTAGATTATATATCCTCGGCGGCGGTCAGTGCACTCTCAAAAATCCTAATCGATGTAACTCAGAAGAATGGGATTTTCTTAAACATTCACTTTCCGAAAGATCGGTTCAAAAATCACGCCACCAATTTTCGGATACTCGCAGGGGATGCGGAACACATTTCAATTTCTACCAAAGACCACGGAGGTGCAGAATGAAAAAGATTTCAGTCATACTTTTACTTTTAGGTGCGTGTGCGGTTTTTCAAACACTTCCGCCAACGCTGAAAGAGGACAGTAAACAAATTCAAGAAACGAAAATCGCATTGGCCGAAAATCGTCCCGGGGCCATAGAACGAGCGATTGGCGAACTGGATCGATGCGACACTCGAAACATCGAGAACGCTCAAGAAATTAAACGACTGGGGGAAGAGTTGAATCGTTGTAATGTTGCAAGCGAAAAAAAAGACATTCAGTTGACCCAGGTATCGAAAGAGGCCGGAAAAGGTGAGGGAATCCGTTGGACATATTACGCGGTTCTTGGATTCGGAATTTTTCTGTTGATTGCTTTTGTGTTGGTTGTGGCCGCAATCCTCGCTTTAAGACGGAACGGTCTTCCAATTTTAAGCAGTCTGTTAGGAGGAAGAAGCTCATGAGTCAAATATTAGATTTTTTGAAATCAACTTCTTTTGAAGTTCAAAAATATTTTATGAACTTCAAATCAATCCAAAGAGAACAAAACTATTGGAATGCTTCGTTTCTTTCGAGATTGGGCACGAGTAAAATGAACACAGCAGAGGTGAATGTAAAACTTTCTGTAATGCCTCCTGTTCTCGATCCTGTCTTTGTATGTCCGGTAGATGAGCCTCACATAACTTCCCCCTTCGGGCCGAGAACACTGAACATCAACGGAAAACCGTCGAAACAGTTTCATTTGGGAATCGATTTAGGAGGTGAAAGAGAAATCAAAATTCCCGAGGACTGCATCATCAAAACGGTTCTCAAAAGAGACGAAGTATATCCGGTCCGATTCCGTTACGAAAACGGAACCTGGGTGGATTTGATTTCTACAAAGCAGATTCACCGAGATCGAGCGTGGACTCCGTATATGATCGCGGTCGGAGTTTTTACGAAAAATCAATACAAGTTTAAGCACGTAGATTCCTACGTATCGATCGGGCAGAATGTCAAAGCCGGAACTGTGATCGGAAGATCCGGTAACCTCGGTTATTCGATGGGGCCACATTTACACTTCGAAGTCTGGCCTTGGAATGAAAAGAAACAGTCTTGGCCTACACCTATGGATCCAGCCAAGTTTTTAAAATCAAAAAATCTAATATAAGGAGAGTATGAAATTTATGGAACTTTTAACACAGGCAATCTTCGGATTATTCATTCCTTTATACGTCGCGCTTGTTTTGTTTTTGAGTCAGTGGGCTTTTCGTTTTTTCAAAAACGAATTTGTCCATCGTGATAAAGCTCAGTTTGTTTTGGCTCTCGCTTTTGGGGTAGCGTTCCTCTTTGAATTGGTGAGATTCGTTTTAGGAGATTCTATCTCTGAACTCGGATACTATTCTGTAATCCTACTTCTGAATTTTTGTTTCACGACCACGTTTTACGAAGTTTTGATGAAGCAAGTTTTCGCGGCAATCAATTTCGCGCACTCCAAACCAGTTGAATCAGAAGAGCAACCGGATTAATCAAAGCAGGTAAGGACATGACGACTATCCCTGCAATTCGAGAACGCGGTTTTTTCCTCTACGCGATTTCCGGCTCCGGATCTTCTTTCAATGCAGTTGCAAAACAACTTCGATTAGAGTTTGGAACGAAAACGACCGCGAAGACAGTTCAAGAGTGGGCAGAGGAAGAAGACAAGGACGGGCTTACTTGGAAGAAGAAACGAGAACGCCTCGTAGTCAGAGCAGAAAAGCGCGTTGAGGTGATTGCAGAAGACAGGTTGGTAGAAATAAAGAAAAGAACAAAACAGATAGCTGATATTCTTTATGAAAAACTGATTAGTCGGGATGCTCCTGGACTTTCAACATTTGATAATGCGATTCATTCGTTCACAAAGATTGCGGATTATGAATTGAGCATTGATAAAAAATACGGTGGTCAGTTGCATCCGTTCGAAGTCGTCAATGTAGTTCTTAAAGTGTTTCACCGTTGCGAACCTGTTAGTAACGTAATCAGCGAGCATTGGGAAAAAACGATCGTCCTCGAAATTAAAGACGAAATTCAAGCATTAAGAAAATCGAAAGCGGTGATCTGATGTCATCTGATTTGGAGATATTCGAATCGCTTCAAGAATTTGGAACAAAACAATTTTCAAAAGTTAAGAAGAGTGATCGCAACTTGTATGGTAAAGAATTTGGAAAAGATTCTTTAACAGCATTTGCAAAGTATATTGATCCGAAATTTGAAGACCCTCTGCATATCAAATCGATCATTCATCTTCTTGAAGAGATGGAGAAAGGAAAAATTCCAAGAGGAATTATAAACATGCCTCCACGCAGAGGCAAAAGTCAAATTTGCACACGAATCTTTCCCACCTGGTTCTTAGGAAGGCATCCTGATAAAAACGTAATTTTACTTTCCTATTCTGATAAGAAAGCGGCTCGTTTTGGCCGTTGGGTTCGTGACTGTGTTGAATCCTCAAAGTTTCAACACGTTTTTCCTGAATGTAAAGTTCGCCCCGATATGCGTTCCGCAGGTGAATGGCAAACAACGAAAGAAGGTTTGGTTCTAAGTGCTGGTTTAAAAAGTGGATTCAATGGCGAAGGTGCTGATCTTCTTATCGTTGACGATCCATATAAAAACATGGAAGAAGCCACTTCGGAAGCCATTTCTGAGAAGATCATTGAGAACTTTATGTCAGTAGGTGAGACTCGTCTCTCACCCACAGCGATTATTTTGATTATTCATACCCGTTGGTTAAGAAATGACCTTACAGGAATTTTGTTAGGTGAAGATCGGGAAGAAATACATGAAACTGTTTGAGCCTGAAATAAAAGGTGAATGGCATGTTTTACGTCTTCCTGCGATTTTAGAAGATGGAACATCTCTTTGGCCGGAGCGTTTTAAAATTGAAAATGTTTTAAAACTTAGAGCAAGAATCGGAGAACGTCTATTCAACTCTTTGTATCAACAAACCCCTCTTGATGTTGCCGAACAAATATTCAGAGATCCGAGATATGACGAAGCACCCAGCGATATAAAGATATTTGCGTTTTGGGATCCAGCATTCAGGGAAGCGAAAAAGAAGAAAGACTTCAATGCCTTTACGGCGGGTGGAACAAATGGTGAAAAATTCTTTGTGATCTCAGGTGAAATCTGGAGAGCAAAACTCGGCGAGTCCTATGATCGAGTAGAGAAACTCTGCAAGCAACTTCACGTTTCTAAACTCTTCATTGAAGACAATAAAGGTGAGGACGCTTTAGAAATAGAAATGACAAGACGTGGAATTTCAAGTAAAGGGATCACGAGTTCAGGTGATAAAGATTTTAGAATTCAGCAATATGCAAAAATGAATTGGGATAAGATTCGTTTTTCCAATTTTGTCTCGCATAAATATATTAAACAAATTCTTGAATATTCAGATGTCGTTGAGCGACATGATGACGCTCCAGATTCTTTGGCTGGTTTAATTAGGGAGACTAAATTTGGACCTCAATCAAAAGGAATGGATAATCGAATTAGCCTTTTAGAAAGACTCTTAAACGAAGGAAGATGGTGGTAAATGGCTCGCAAACGTCGCAATTATTATAAGAACTTAGGAATCGATACATCCGTTCGAGTTGCAAAATTGGACGCATCCGAATCCGTTGCCAGACTCGATACCCTGATGCATCTTGCATCCGGTAAAGGCATTACAGGAAGAGATAAACTACGAGGTGTTACACCAAACCCAGAACGGATTTTTCCAGGCACTGCACGCGCGCTTTACGAATCAAACGGTTTCCTCGCCAACATAGTTGATTCCGTCGCGGAAGATGCAACCCGCGCATGGATCGAAATCGAAACAAATCGAGATAAAGACGATCCGGATTCAAATAGAAAGGGTCTGAACATTTCCAGGATCTTGATGAATGAAATGGAGGAGTTCAAGCTTCAAGAGAAAATCACAGAACATATTCAAGGTTCTCGAATGAACCACGGTGGTTCTCTACTTTTTTGGGGAATTAAATCGGATATTCCACAAACCAATTATATGCTTCGTCAGCCGATGCCGGAAACGATTCGGAATCTTGAATTCATAAACGTCATCGATGCGAGTCGCTTTTCCGTCAGGAGAAAAACGAGCGATCCACTTTCTAAGTTCTATAACGAGCCGATTTGTTCTGTATCTGGCGTAGAATTAGACTCCACCCGAGCGCACTGGCTAGTCAATAGTTGGAATTGGGATTCTCAGCGGGGAATTTCCTTAATAGAAAAAGTCTACGATGGAATCATTGCGATCGATACAGCCCTTTGGTCCACAACATCTCTGATTTTTGAGATGGCCGTCAAGGTCCTTACTACCGACAAACTGGACTCTGCTTCTCCCGCGAAGACGATGGAGTTTCTTCGATTATTAAGGCATACTCTATCCACTCAGTCCACTGCAATGCTTGGAAAAGACGAGACCCTCACTCGTTTGGGAAATTCAGGAATATCTGATTCGCAACTCGACACCCTTTTCAGCTTTATTTTTAAAGTTTTATCAGGTCTCTCAAAAATACCTATTTCGAAAATTTTAGGGCGAACACAATCCGTAATCAATATTGGGAATAGTGATCCATCGGATGACGTAAGTTACTTTGAAGACGTTTCTCGTTTTCAAGAACTCAAAGTTCGTCCCATCATAGACCAATTTATCAAATTAAGAATCCGATCGACTGAAGGACAAATTTACAAACTTCTAAACGGTGACTTTGCGTCTCTCGATTGGAAGTTTAAATTTAAGACGCTGTGTAAATCTTCTCCGGCATCCGAAGCGGACACGAATTTGAAAAACGCTCAAGCGGATCAAATCTATATAACAATCGGTTCGCTTTCGCCTGGGGAGGTTAAACAAAAGAGATTTCCTGAAATGGAAAATTTCGATTACTCTCAAGATGGCGGCCATTTAGATTTTACCGAACCGGATCTGTCAAACCCTGAAGAATTGAATAGTCCCGTTCAACAGTAATTTCGAATGTTCCAAAAATCGAATAAAAGGCCATTTTCCGCGCTTTTGGGCCCAAAGGTGTATCTTTGGGTATCTCCCTGTTTGCTGAACAATGCTGAACCTGTTTTATTTCAAAATACGGATGCGCTTTTTTCCGTCTTAAACGCATTTTCCCAACGTTCGCAAAAAAAGGGGAAAAAACTGTGTATCCTCTAAGTTTAGAACTCCAATACGCAAGACTTTGGAGAGAGGAAGTTTCTCGTTTTGCCAAACAAGTAAACTCCACAATCTTGAAAGGAGTTCAAGCTTATTCGAAAGAGGCCCGTGCTGATAGTTATTTTTTTGAACCCGTTGTTCGACTGGATGTTTCTGATCTTAGAGTTTTACTGGGCCAACTGAAAAATCAATATGGGGACTTTGCCCCTCGAAAAGAATTCGAGTCTCAGATAAAACGAAACGTTGAGCACATTGACGCGTGGTCTCGGGACAAGACAAACGAGTTCGTTAAAAAACAATATAACAGTATGAACTCCCCGCCGATGGCTGGAGTTATCGGCGGAGACCGATCCGCGTTTCGAGTTCCTGGAATTCCTATTTCTCAAAAAGAGTCTGGGGAAATTTGGGACCGGGTCAATCAGATGATAAAGGAGCAATCGAGTCTTGCCTCCAATGCTTTCCGAGAACATTTTGATCGGGTTCAAAAGATTGTTACGGATGGACTCTCGAAGGGATTAAAATACCAAAACATCGCCTCCCAAATTCAAAACGCTACCGGAATTTCAGAACGTCGAGCCGAGTTTTGGGCGAAAGACCAGACCGGTAAGTTTTTCAGTCAGCAAAATAAACTCAGACAAGCGAATGCCGGATTCCCCGGCTTCATTTGGAGAACACAAAAAGATTCTAAGGTTAGAGATTCCCACTCGCATGTCGCGGATAAATTTTATAAGTGGGGAGAGCTTCCGTTTGTGAATCGTAAAGGAGCTTTGCCTGCTCGCCTTGCTCCCGGTGATGATTATCGTTGTCGGTGTTGGGCTGAACCATCTTGGGGACCAGACAACAAAAGACAAGCTCCGAAAACCCCAGTTTCAATTCCGAAAATTATTCTTCCGCCGCGACCGACTCAAACAATTGTTCCTATATCGCAATCTTTAAGTCTGAATCTTCCCGATCCAACGATTCAAGCAAGCGTTCAAAAAACGATTTCCGATTTGGATTCATTCCTAAAATTTCCGAAGGATCGAGCAGGCATTAGCGTTAATTATTTGAGTGGCTCCATGTTGAAGAAAAATATCGCCGGTCTGTTTAATCCAAATCTAAATCGGATTGAGTTGAATGGTTCCCACGCATTCAAAGATACTTATCAGTCAACATTCGTTCATGAGTTCGGACACATGATCGATTACAGTTGGATCGGTCAACCAGGTAGGTATGAAAGCACTTCGACAGAGCTATCTGGATTCAAGTCCGCTGTTGAAAATACAGAGTTATACAAACGTCTTAAAAAGATTGGAATGACTGGTAAAATTATGTTGCACGGAAGCCAAACCGTTTTGTTAAATCAGAGTCAGAGAAAATTGATTCCTTATTTGATTTCTCAAGAAGAGCTTTTTGCTCGTGCCATCGAGCTTTGGACTGCAAAAAAAACAAACTCGAAAAATCTCATTGCACAGATTCAAAAAAAAGGTAACATGAATTTTGTGAACCACTACTGGGATGAAGCGGATTTTGAAACTGTAAACTCTGCCTTAGATAATATCTTTGGTAAAATGGGATATTTAAAATGAAGCGAGTCTCAGATATACTCAGAACTCTTACAAATGAACAGGCCGCTGAACTCTATTTCATGTTAGGAGATCCTTCCGCCCCCAGAAATGAAGTCGTCGCGGCTATCATGAAAGTCAAAAATGTTTCTGAAAACGAAGCTCAAGATATTTTTGATTTTAATCTCTCCATGTTTTCTCAAATGGAATCAGACTTAGATTCCAGAAAATGATTCTTTCTAAAAATCCTTTCTAACAAACGAACGGAAATTGCGGCCCTTATAGGGACCTGGCGACCTTGTTCCAAAGCGATAGGTGCGTTATGATCCTATCTCGTGAAACCGGAATTAGGAATTCGTTACGATTCTGCAACCATCGAGCTGGAAGGACTCATAGAAGATGAAGCCGTTCTGCGGTGTCCTCTTGTCCTCGCTCGTGCCGGTGTATTCCAATACGTTTACCCTGATGGAAGAATTGTTCGAGAAGCAAAACTACCGGAAGAGTTATTCTCTCCGGAAACTCTCGCGTCTATACCGGGGCGACCCATTACTAAAAATCATCCTCCTATTGCTGACAACGACGGACTGATCAACGATACGAACTATTCAAAATATGCAAAAGGTTCCCTCGGTGATTCCGTTGAGGTGAAGGATAACAAAGAGATTTGGGTTAAGGAAACGATTTGGGACGCAGAACTGAAAGACTCTTTGAAACGAGGTGAGAAGCGTCAAATATCACCTGGATTTCGCTCCCGTCTGGATTGGACACCGGGCGTTTTTGAAGGTCAAGAATACGATGTTGTTCAGAGAGATATTCGATTCAATCACTCTGCTCATGTTGATAAAGGTCGCGCAGGTGATTCTGTTCGCGTCTACTTAGATCATGCTGAACTTCCGGATAATATGTCAATGGCCGTCATGATGACGGATAATCAAAAAGGAGAAAACATGTCTGATAAACGAGACCTTATAAAAGATTTTCGTAATTTTCTAAAGAACTCAGGAGTTGCTCGGAATGATTCCGAACCTTCTCAAGGTCAGCCCGAGTCTACCCCTACGAAAGACGATAAGCCAACACCTTCCCAAGAAACGGATAAGACAAAAGACGATCTGATCAAATCCCTGTCCACACAAGTTGCAACCTTAACCGAAGCTCTTGCGGAAATGAAAAAACTTCTGGCTTCCGCAATGGCACCGGCAACTCAAGATTCGATTGCTCAAAACCGGATAAAGTTGATCGAGACGGTTAAGTCAATCAAACCGAACGCGAAGACAGACGGTGTTTCTGCAAGAGATCTAAAAGGAATAGTCATTAACGAATCTTTTCCAACTGCAAAGTTAGATTCAATTGACGATCAGGAATTGGATATTCGTTACGAATCCGCCGTGGAACTCGCACGGGAAAAAGCTCTTATCCGTTCTGGAGCAAACAACAATCAAGAGAGAGGTGAACCGAGACAGGACACCGATGACTTGAAAAAAATTCAAGCCGACAGGTTGAGCCTGAACACAAAAGGAGATAAATAAAAATGATATTCAATGCTTTGTTAATTTTTCTAACCTTATTTTCAGCTGCAGGTTTCGGAATTTCATATTTCGATTTGGAACCTGTTGAATTCGTAAAAGCGTATTTCCCGTTTGGTGGAACCGCGTTATGCGCGCTCATTGGCGCATCCGTTCCGGACGGAGGATTGTATAACGAAAAGCCGGGAATATTCGGAACCACATCCAGAGATTCCACCGATCAGCGGAAGCGCGGCAGTGTTGTGTCTGTTGGTAAGCTACCGTTTGGTTCTGCTGTTATGCTCGTGGCTGGCGGTGAAGGAATTTCGGTAGTTAGTGCGGATGCAGTTCAGGACACCAAAGACATCGGCTTAGGAAGTTCAGGAATCAGAGTAACGACTCGTTCACCAGAAGTCTGGGCCTTGATTGCAATCGTGAATTCAGGGACAAACAACGCCTCGTTAGGTGTATCCGTTGTAGGTCAAGGAACACAAGACGATCCCTATCGAATTACAATCAATGCGGCAACGAACGGTTCGGCTGTAATTACCTCAACAGCTTCACAAATCAAGTCGGCCTTGGAAGCAGATACTACAATCAACAGTATTGTCTCCATTGAATTACTTGCTGACGGCTCTGGTATAGTGTCGGCTATCGCGATGACTGAACTTACAAAGATAGCTTCTGATTTACGATTTGATGGCGTAACTTCATTTTCCCCGTCCGCCGGAGATCTTGACAATCTTTCCTATGCAGATGGTGAACTTTGCACCTTGATCGAGAAGGGGTTTGTTTGGGTTCCTTGTGAGGAAGCAACCAACGAATTCGATCCGGTTCGAGTTCGTGTCGTGAAAGAAGGCAACTTCGTTGCCGGTTCATTTAGAAAGACTGCACTTCCTGGCAAAACCGCCCTTATCACTGGGGTTAAATTTGTATCTAAACAAGAAGCTGGAATCGCAGAGCTCAATCTTGCGTCCGGTTTTTACACGATCACATTGGATAACTAAGGAGATCACAATGCCTCAAGCACAAGCAATTTTTAGAAAAGAAGACTCGGAGTATATTCAAAAGCGAATTATCACTCCTCGCACGAACGAACTTGTAGCGAGATCGATCTTTAGCGTGAATACGGACACTCCTTCCTATGCTCATAGTTACACTGTGGAGCACGTAGAAAATACCGGTTCAGCGCTGGTTAGAGAATCCGGAGTTGAATCCGATGATATGCCGTTTGTTGGAGAAAAAGCAGGTAGCCAAGGAGACAAACTTTTTGTCATCGAAGCAGGATTTCGAATCACGCAAGAGGATTTAGATCAAGCGGAAGCTCGCAGACAATCCGGACGAGGAAGCGAATATCCGATTCGTGATCGGCGTCTGGATGCGACGAGACAATTCATTGCCGAACAAGAAAATCGAATTGTTTTTCACGGTTTGACGGTCGGTGGAAAACAAGTTAAGCAAGGGCTTTTCAACTGGAACGGTATTCTTTCTGATATGGTGGCCGCAAACGGTTCGGGTTCTGGAAACGAAAAGTATCTACTTAAGAACAAAAATCCCGACCAGATTCTTCTGGATCTGATCGACGCAAAAGCGCAGCTGGAAGGTTCCGGAAAATTCAAAGCCGCCGGGTGCTTGATTGATGACGAAGACTATATGTGGTTACTTCGTCCGATGCCACTTCAAAACAGCATGACTACACTTCAGTGGCTTCTCAGCAATAAAGAGGTGATGTTCCCAAGAGGGTTCATTCGAACCAAAGATCTGTCCGCTAAGGTTTTAAAAAAGAAAGTCGGTAGCAACTACGTCGGTGGATTTTGTTTGTTCGATGATTCGCCCGATGTTGCCGAGCTTATCATTGCCAACGACTTGGAAGTTAGAGAAACTCCTTGGGACAACTTCGACGGAAACATGAAGGTGAAAGCGATCGAGAAGATCGGTGGAATTCATGTATATAATCCTAAAGGTATTGTTATGCGTTACGGAACCAATACGGTTAATATTGTATAAGGATCTAACACAATGAGAGCAAGCATAGCAGAACTTAGGGATTACGTCCGCGATCCTATCGCTGGCGTTCCGGATGCAACACTCAGATTGTATCTTGATGAAGCGGTTGATAGCGTGATCGATAATACTGGACTTTCAGAATCACATCCGAGGTTCAATGTATTGCACCGTTCCTATACTGCTGTCTTGCTCTTCAATAATAACCTTATGGAAAACGAAGTTATGGCCGAATCGGTCGACGGAGTTTCCAGAAACTACGATACAAACATTTCTCCGGGAATGCAAGTATCGTGGTTAGACATGTATAACAAAAAACGAACCGAAATCCTCGGGTTTAAAGGAAGACTCGGATAATGCCTACGGTCATCGAAGACAATACAAACCTGGATGAACTCATCAAAGGTTTGGAATACATCGAGTCTTCAACGATAACCGTGGGGCTCGTCGGATCTGTCGATAGCGATTTGCTTGTGATTGCCGGAGCGCACGAGTTTGGAGCAGTGATCAGACCTAAAAATTCTAAATGGCTTACGATTCCACTTCATCCGGAATTGAAAGGAAAGAGTCCTCGTAGTATTCCTGGACTCAAATTCATTCCACCTCGAAAGGGCAAGTCTGCCTTTTTAGCAAAGGTCGAAGGCGGAAAGCTCGAACCGCTTTTTATTCTCACGAAAAAGGTAATCATTCCGGAACGTTCTTGGCTTCGCGGAACTTTTGATTTGCAGTCCTTCCAAAATGCAGTTATGGAAGAATTCGAAAAGGGAATATACGATTTCTTGAATGGAGAACTGGAAGCGGAACAAGTCCTGCATCGAGTCGGGCTCAGAGCGGTATCCGAAATCAAAAATCGGATCGTAAATAACGATCCTCCGTTTGCAGCTCTCTCCGGATTGACTTCCAGCCTAAAGGGAAACACGAAACCATTGCGAGATGAATTAAGATTTTTTAATGCGATCAATTACGAAATCAATGGGAAGGTGGCCGCATGAGTCTGACAGGTGTTGCCGATTCATTGAGGCCATTTATCCGACCAGTGAAGTATATTAAAAAACTCGGAAAGAGCAAAAACGGAAAAGGAGAGTGGCAAACGAACTATGCCGCTCCGATTGATATGGATATGCCTGTAACAACCGTAAGTTCGAAACAACTCTATGTTCTTCCGGAAGGAATGTATACGATCGAGGATAGAAACTTTTATCAAATTGGAAATGCTCTCTCTATAGATTACGAAGACAAGTTCGAATTCGAGGGCGTGAAGTATATCGTGAAGGATAAGAAAGATCTAATGTTTGAAGCTGGCTTCATCCGTTATATCTGCAAAAAGGAGATTCGCAATTCATGAGATTTGAAGATATTAGGTCCGTGATAGATAAACTCGAAGAGTTTTTGAGAACGGATTATCCAACTTTAAAAATCGAGCTTTCGGATCAAGACATAGAGAAACCAGATTATCCATTCGGTTCCTATAAAATTCTCGTGCTGAACCAAGATCCGACAAAGTCCGCATCTTCGTGGATAGAAGCAACCGGCCCGGAAGACTTCAAACAGATCTTTCGGAAAAATCAAAAAGCATCGATCAGTCTCGCGTTTCTTCATAACTCATCGATTGCAACTTGTTTCGATCTTTGTGAGAAGGCAATGGATTGGTTTGATTCGATAGATGGAATGTCAGAATGCGAAAAGTTCGGAATTACACCGCAACTTGTTTCCGGTGATGTTCAGGACCGGACCACTGTTTTAGAATCTACACAATACGAATACAAGGCGGGCTTTGACGTATTATTCAAGGCCAGGAAGTTCAACGAAACACACGGAAAAACAACAGCGACCGCGCCGTCGGTTGAATTCCAGGAGGAAGCATGAGCACACAAACAATTTCTAAAATCGATCCGATCCAGATCAATATTTTCTTGCGGAACACTCCGGTTTCTCAAATGGGATTCGGACTTCCTCTCATTCTCGGAGTTAAAGCTCCGACATACTTTCTTCAAATTGGAAGTAGTTCGAGTGGACTTATCTGGAAATTGGTAACACCGGGAATTGCATTTGTCCAAGTAAAATACATCGTTTCCGGAAACAATACGGCTCTGAGTGTCGTTCGTTCCGGAACCGGAACTGAGAATGATCCGTTTGTGATTACGGTCAACGTTGCAACAAACGGAACTGGAATTGCAACATCCACCGCGCATCAAGTCAAGCTCGCGGCGGAAGCGGTTTCGAATATCGCAGGCGCTACTAAGATCGTGGATGTCATCGAGGTTGCGAACGTAGGAAGTGGTGTCGTTTCTGCATTTACTCAAGCCGCTTTGAGCTATGAGCGATATATGGAAATCACTTCGGCGGATGACCTTTTGGAACTCGGTTTTCTTTCAACGGATAAAGAATACATTCAGGCGACGAAAGTATTTAGACAAACTCCGAGACCGAAAACAGTAGCGATCTTTCTGCTTACCGCATGGGCGAACGCCGCCACTGAGATTGCAAGCCTACGAAATACCGGGAAGGATGCGTGGTTTAAGGCGATCGCAACCACTCACGTCAAAAGCGAAATATACGTGTTAGGCGATTATCTCGCATCAATCGAGAAGATGTTTTTTGCCTGCACAGACGATCCAACGATTCTTGTTGGAAGAAACTCAATCTGGGAATATATCACACTTCATAAAAACCCAGACTCGTTTCCGGAAGCGGCTTGGGTGGGAAATACGGCTCCTCGAAAGGTGGGATCGTATAACTACGCTTACTTGCCTCTGGATGGAGTGGAAAATTCCGGTTACACAAATTCACAAACGTCCTCGATCTTCTCCGACAACGGAAATCTGATCGTAGATTTCGGCGGAAGACAAGTTCCCTATCCAGGAATTTCAACCGGCAAGGTTTATGCGGACGTAGTGGAAAATCGAGTTTGGCTGAAAGCACGGCTCCGTGAAAACATCACGAGCCTCTTTCTGAACTCCGATGTAGTTCCGTATACCATCCAAGGAATTCAAATGATTGAGGCTCGGATGCGGGAAGTCTTCGCCCAAGCGGGTCGTCAAGGAATTATTGCGCCTGTCGAAACCGAAGCAGACAAGGCGCGCTCGGATCTCGGAGACTATCAATACAAGATCAACCTTCCGGAAACGATCGACGAAATTCCTACCAACGATCGAAACAATCGAATCCTTCCGAACATTACATTCTCGTGCCGTTTGAGAGGAGCGATCAACGAAGTCGACATCGACGGCGAATTAACCTAAGGAGAATTCAAGAATGAACGGAATTTGGGATCCAAAAAAATTAAACGTGAACTGCAACGGACGTGAAGTTTCCGGTTTAAGTCAGGCCGACGGGTTCTTCAAGATCGAGCCTGTCACCAAAGAATACATCATGTCTCAGGTAGGCATCAAAGGGGATTGGAACATCTCGGAAGTTTACGACGGAAGAGTAAAACTCACAATTGTCCTTATGGGAGACTCTCCTGAAAACGAGTTCTTTTTTGCGATGGGAGAAGGACGCCTTCCATGTGTGTTCACGATGAAAGACAAGTCCGACGGCGGGATGATTGGCTTCTCTGCACAAGGGAGAGTTTGGGAACGACCTACGATCGAACGCGGGAAAGAGTATAAGGATAGGACGTGGGTGTTTCTTCTTCCGGATTATAAAGGAGTTTTAACTGCATGAATAACGAAAATATCATAGTGAGAAATAACCGAGATCAGACTTCCCAAGCTTCCGGAAAAACTGAAAGTCAAAAAGTTGAATCGAAATCAGATACGATTCCGATGGAACCGATCCTTGTGGAAATCGATGACGACGCACGAGTCGCAACGATTCAATTTGTGGATGGAAGAAGTTACAAACTTCAACATCCAGGGAACCGCAAAGCTCTGCGTTGGAGACAGGAAGCGATTTCTCTAACAGAAGGACTGAACCAAGATAAACTTTTGGACAAGTTCTTCAAGTTCAGCGTAAAGCCGTTCGGTCACTCTTTCGAACCTACGTTAGACAACATAGAACCGAACCACGTGGAGGTATGGCTAAGAATAGCCAACCGATTTCTTAAGTGGGAGTTGGAATAACCGGTTCCCAAATTTTGAAGAAGTCCCTTCAATCGAAGAGTGGTTGAAGTGGATTGACTCCGAAGTCGATCGAGAAATGCAAATCTGGAAGCCGTTCGTTTTGGGTGCGGCGATGTTTAGTCAAAAGGAAATCGAAGACGCGCCGACTGTTCTTTACGCGAAGATCATGGAGGTTGTGGATCGAAGAAAGAAAAGAGAAGCGGAAGAGAAGGCAGAGGAATTGAAGTTTTTGGCGAAGCTGATCAGAGGAGCCTGATTTTAATCGTATTCAAAAATTCGAATACATAAAGGAAAAGTAAGAATAAATGGCAGTCAGAGAACTCAACATAGCTCTTAAAACAAACCAAGGTGATGCTACGGACGCTTTGAAAGAGTATAAGGAAGAATTGAATTCTGTGAAAAAACAATTCTCTGATCTTGGTGGTTCTCTTGATTTGTTCACAGATTCTCAGGCTGCCGCTTTTAAAGAGTTTGGTGAATCCATTGGAGACAGCCTTGCCGGGAAAGCTGATCCCGCAATCTCCGAACTCGCAAAGAAGTTCAAAACTACAGAATCAAACATAGAGCGTTTGATTTCAAAATCTCGTGAAGATTTAAAACTGGATTCGGAACTGATCGCAACCGCAAAGGCCGCAGGACTCACAGACAAAGAACTCGAAAAGCTCAATCAGGAAATGTCTGATACGGCGAATAGTGCGGGTTCCCTCTCCGGAATGCTCAAGCAAGTTGCGGCGATCGGTATCGCTTTTGCCGTTGGATCTTTTGCAACCGCATCTATTGAAGCGGCCACTGCATTAGAAAAACAGAATGGAATCTTGCAAACTCTTTCCGGTTCCCAGTATCCAAAACTACAATCCGCGATCACACAAACAATTCAAGATTCGAAAGGACTCGCTTCTGAAGGGAGCCTTTCCCAGGTTGCGAATGACGCAATGAAAGCCGGAATGTCGGTTAATTTCATTTCTAAAAATCTCTCAGGACTTCAGCAAGTCGCGGAAGTAACTGGTTCCGATTTGTCCGCCTCCATGACCGAAGCGTATCAAGCAATTCAAACCGGGTCCGACGATTTTTTAAAAAAGAACGGTGCACTCTTCTCTTCCTATACAAAAGAATTCAATCAAATCAACAACTCTGCAATGACGGAAGTCTCGAAACGTCTTGCACGAGAAAAACTGATTTCCACCGCACTCAAAGAAAATTCAGCCCTACAAGATGCGTATGGTTCCCATTTAAAATCAGCCTCGGCAATCTCTCAAGCCTACAACCAACGGATGGGAGATTTGAAAGAGTTATTTGGAAAAGTGCTTCTCGAAGGTATGAAGCCGTTTCTTGCTACGTTCGTTAGTATATTAGAATATTTTACTGTTGGAGAGGACGCACTCAATCGAGTCAAAGGAGCATTAATAATCTTTGGTTCGGTGTTTACTGGCGTTTTGGTAGCCATTGCCGCGAAAATGGTTGTGGCTGCCTCGGCAACCGCTGGAGGAATGATTCCCGCTCTCTACGGAATGGCTGTGGCTGGTTGGTCGGCAATTGCTCCATGGATTCCTTTCATTGCGTTAGGCGCGGCTGTTGCCGCAACAATCGCCGCTATCGTTTTGATAGTGGATTCTTTGCTTGTTTGGATGGACGGAGGCGAATCAATTATCGGGGATTTCCTCGGTCCATTCAAAGATTTTGATATTAAAAAACTATTTGGACAAGCCTTTGACTATCTGATCAATCTCGCAAAAAAATACGGAAAGTTTCTCATTATGGCTCTCTTTCCAATTAGCACTTTGTATTTTTACTTTGATGAAATCGTTGAATGGTTTAAATCACTTCCTGAGATTATAGAAAATCTATTTAAAGACATCGGCCCAAAGATTAAAGAAGCATTTTCCGGGATCTTTCCTTCTGGTGTCTTCAATTTTGGAACACCTGGGAAGGCGGATAACGTTACAAAAGTTCACGATGCAATCATCACAAAAACCGGCAAGGTCATCCACACAGATCCGGACGACAACCTCGTTGCCGTAAAGGACTTAGGATCACTCGGAAGATCCAAATCTTCCAGAGGAATCTCGGTTAATATCGCAAACGTTACATTAGGTGCGGGATCTCCTCAGGAAAACGCGACGATCTTTGCAAAGTATTTGGAAAAAGAATTAGAAAAAATAGCGATCAAGCTCGGCCTTTCTGCTGGGCTTTCTCCGGAGGCAATGTAATGGAAATCATCACGGGAAGAGACACAATTGCTCTAACGGACGGAGATACTGAAATCGAGATCAATGTATCTTTAGAAATTCAACATTCCTATCCTGCCGAAGTGACCGGACACCCGATTGAAAAAGAGAAAGGAAAAACATCGGTAACGGATCATGTAATTCCCGGCCAACGGGGAATTACGCTAAGTGCGATCCTTTCAAATTCTATCGCCATATTCTCTTTCCGTAAAGTGACTGTAGACGAAAAATTAGAAACGCTCTGTCGTTGGCAAACAGATGGAACTTTTATTACGATGCTCGGTTATACAACCGGCGGGATTCTCACTAAAATCCTATCGATGCTTCCGTCTTTCTTTCGTTTTGTTCCGCCCGATGATCCTGACAAACGATACTTAGGTAGAACTATGGATGAAATTCCAAATCTTTTAATCGGAGACATTAGCTTTTCTGAATCTAAAGATATTGGAAATGACATTAGTATAACCTTATCTATTTATCCGGTTCAAATTGTAGAGGCTAAAACCAGAAATCTGAATGCAGTTAAGTCTATGGGCAAACAACCAATCAAAGAAGTCGAACTATCCGGTAAGATAAACCCAGCGAAGAAAGACATTTTTACAGCCATTTTTTCAGGTAAATAAAATATGCCAGCATTTAAATACTTACCTTTTCACTCTGAAACGTTCCCGGTTCGTTATGAATACGAAATCGGCGGAAAGGATTTCGAGTTCGAATTCAACTACAATTCAGTTGGAGATTTCATTACGGCTCTTGTTAGAGACTCGGAAGGCAAAATTCTATTTTCGACGAAACTTGTTTACGGAGTCCCTTTGAACCACTTCGTAGTCGATGGGTTTCCGAATCATATCAAATTAATTCCTCTATCCATCGATGATTTTTATAGAGACGAATTTGTCGAAATGCCTGTCAACAGAGACACGCTCGGATCTACGGTTCAAATTTATATCGTCGAGAAAACGGTATGATCGGAAATCCTAAACTTTTCGGTCGTGTTGTTTCGTTGGAAATTCTTCCAAAGACAGGTCTCGGAAAAGAGTTCACTTATCCTCCGTTTGACCTCGAATTTGAGTCAGATTTAGAGAAGTTGAATATAACAAAAGTTTTAATCTATAATGCCAATGATGATACGATCGAAATGGTAGGAGCTAAAACTAAGGGACAAGGATTTCTATATCCTACTGCAATGTTAAGCGCAGGATACAAAGACGAAAACGGCCTGGTTGTAAGTGGTGAAGTGATTCTTCCCAAAATGAGACAGGAGGGTCCAAATAAAATTTTAGAATTCACTATCTCGGCAAACGCCGGTTCCTGGAATAGTTTTTATATCATGAAAACGTATAGTAAACTTCCTGCACAAACCGTAATCCTCGATATTTTGACTCAAGGTAATATCAAACCTGGATCTATAACATTAGGAGAAGATAAAGTCATCAATTTTAGCGCAACAAAGTCTTTAGGAGAATGTATAAAAAGTTTTTGTGAACTGACACACTCTCAATACTGGATGCAAGACGGACTGTTGCATATTTCACCGCTTGATCCTCCTTCCAAACCGAGCACGATCTTCTTGGACAACTCTTCGGGTCTCATAGGGGTTCCGGAGAAAGGACAAAAAACCTGGAAGGTTACAAGCCTTTTCCGTCACAAGTTCAAATTAAATCAGGTGATTGCCGTGAAAGGCGGAAGTTTAGATGGAGAATGCAGGATCGTAAAAGGAAAACATCGTTTCTCTACGTTCCAAACTACGAACTATACCGAGCTTGAGGTCCTTCCGTTATGATAACTTTGGACGATGTAATTCTCAAAGCGATCAAAAAGCAACTTGCGAGTGTTCAAGTTGGTCTTCCTGGCACAATCGAATCGTTTAATCCGTTTTTGATGACGGCTAACGTAAAACTTCCTTTCAAACAAAAAGACGGGCAAGGGCAAGAAATTGATTTTCCGGTCCTTTCTAACATCCGAGTCGGAACTCTTTGGGCCGGTGACTTCTTTATAAAGCCAGGCTATAAACGTGGGGATAAAGTTTGGGTTTCTTTCTCGACTCACGATACTTCCGACGCGGTTCGCGGATTAAGCGCTCCTGTTTCCGAATCTCTCTTTGATCTACAAAGTGCTTGTGTGATATGCGGATTTAAAGGCGAACTCGACGCACCGGCCACGACCGCAAATTTACCGGGTCTTCTCATCGGCCACAAACAAGGTAAATCTTTGATTCAACTCGACGACGATACAATCAAAATTCAAGGCGGTCTAATCGATCTGTCTGAATCGTCTGTATTGGGGGAAACTCTATCAGAACTTCTTAAAATGATTTTGGATGTGTTCATAAACAATGCGGCTTTGTTTACAACGAATACGGTTCCCGGTTCGCCGGCGGGCCTCGCGCCGGCTGTAATCACTCAACTCAATTTGAGAAAAGCGGAAGTAGATCAGATTCTTTCAAGAAAGGTAAAAATCGGATGAAAGGATTAAAGATCGAGAATCGAGACATCGTTCGAGTCAACGGAAAGCCGGTTGTAATCGAAGGTTTGGAATATTACTCTCAACGTATCAAGCATTCAATACGACTATGCCTCGGTGAATCATCCTATGAACCATTGACGGGTGTTGATTGGAATACAATTTTCTCAAGCAAAATTTCGAAAGATAGAGTTCTCTTCGAAATACAAAAAGTTTTGCAACGAGATCCGGAAACTGTTTCGGTAGAAAATATCGAAATAGTGGAAGAGCTTAGTAGTAACAGAAAATTGAATATTCGTTTTTCTGCAATCACTGTTTACGGTTTAGTCTCGGGAGAAGTATAATGTTTGGAGTCACAGAACAAGGATTCATTCGTAAATCCAGAGAAGAAATCATTTCCGACTTAGAGACAAAGTATAAAACTCAGTTTGGATCGGACATTGACCTTTCGATTTTGAGTGAAGACGGTGTTAGACTGAGAATTTTAGCAGACGAGTTAGACGAAATCTATCAACTCACTGAGGATGTATTCTATTCAAACTTTGCTCACACAGCGAAAGGAGTTTCTCTTGATAGAGTTCTCAATCCTCTTGGTTCAGAACGGCAACCTGCAAAGAGGGCAATCGTTGGTTTACGTTTTTCTGGAGTAAACGGCTCTTTTGTGAATATCGGAACGATCTGTCAAACTGGAAATGGTTTGCAATTTATTACGATCGAATCCGGAACCGTCTCCGGAGGAACGGTGTTACTCAACGCACAGGCTCTGAATCTTAACTACGGAATTTTGGGTAACGTTGCGGCGAATTCCATCACTACGATCAATACGGCGATAACCGGAATTGATACCGTTACGAATCCGGAACCTGGGCGAGAAGGAAGAGTGATCGAAACAGATTCAGAATATCTAAACCGATTCCTTGAAGAAGGAATCAATGGAGGAAGTTCCGCCGCAAATGTCCAAGGGGCACTGAATAATATTGAATCGGTTCTTTCTGCACGAGTTTATGAGAACGTTACTGATTTCGTAGACGTTGAAGGTCGAAATCCTCATTCAATGGAAGCAGTCATCGAAGGCGGAACGCCGGCAGAAATAGGAGATTGTTTTTTAAAGAATTGGCCGGGTGGAATTGAATCGATAGGAACGTATACGACTACTCTGATAGATAACAAAGGAGTCCCTCGGATTTACTACTTCAATCGTCCGACGGACATTTCAATTTTTGTAAAGATAGACATTGTTCGCGATCTTTCGCTCTGGGAAACGGGTTCCGAATCCATCGTAAAAACGAATTGTATCAAAGTGATTGGTGGTGTCGATACAATAGGACCGATTTCAACATCTTACAAAGGAGATGGAACCGGTGAGGATGTATTCGCCTGGAAGTTGATCGCTTCTCAGAGCGGTCTTTCGGAATACGATTCGGTCAAGGTGCTTGGAATCAAATCTATGACGGTCAAGGTTGGCCTTTCGGCACCTGCAACGTTAGACGAACTTATTATTAGCAGTCGACAAAGAGCAAAACTTATTACCACAAATATACAGGTCAATTTTATATGAAGACCATCGAAGATATATTGCAAAAATATCCGACGTCTCTTTTTACTCGTGATCCAGATTCCGAAATTGGAAGGAAGTGGCAAGCGGACCTTGAATTGTTAAACGAAGTGCGTTCTGTATTAGAATCGATTAAAGGCACAACAGATTATAGAATTCAAAGTGGAACGATTCTCGACCTGATCGGTAAAAATCTCAAGCAACCTCGTAACGGCCTGGATGATTTCCGGTTTCGAATCTTCCTTTCGATCGCCCGACAAAAGCAAAAATCGAAAGGCGACATCTATTCAATGAACGAAATCGGTTCTCAGATTCTTGCGGGAACCGGAACATTATACGAAATTCAAGAGCTTTGCTATTCAGGCATTCCGATGTTCTTGGACGGCTCTCTAACTTTGAATGGAGAGTATCCTCTTTCTGGAAGTTCAAAAAGACCTGCTACGATTCGAGTTATATTCTCCGGTTCGATTGACTCTGTCGTAGTAAGTCCTGAATTTAACAAAGCGATCGCTCAAATTCGCGCCGGTGGCGTTCGTTCGATTATAAACTACCGTTTCGAAACTTCTACTTTGTCAGGAAGGCTTTACGGATTTGCTCTACGATCATCTATCTTAGACGGAACGTGGCCGCTCAACGGTTTTACGATTCTCTCCGGAAGCAATGTCGGAATTCAACCGTATGAAATCGCTTTTGGAACAGGTGGACTTCAATCCGGAATTCCACGGCTTCCTCAAGACACTGATACAGGTCTTCAAAACGAAGTTTTCAGAAAGCTTGTTGAAATTCAAAACAATCCAGAAGGAACGAGAAGCTTTAAAGCAACGATCAAGCAGTCGGAACTCATTGGACAAAGTATCAATGAAATCGGTCTCTTTGATGAGGATGGTGGTTTGCTCTTTGTCAAGACCTTTCCTTCAAAACCAAAAGACAATTTAATAGTTTATGATTTTATAATAAATGAGGAGTTCCTATGATCCAAATTTTAGTTAGAGAAACTACGATTGAAATCGCAGGCAAGGAAAAAGCACGGATCGAAACGCTTCCCGTGGCCGTCTTTTCAGATTTTTCGAATCTTCTACAATATTGTGAGAAGAAAGGTTTTCGAAAAACCGGGTCCGGACTTGAATCTGAGTTTTTTAGAGACATTGATTTGCGGGAAATTGCAGAACAAGTCAGATCTTATTTTAAGATCGAACAACCTTTTAGATTGCATGAACGTTTTGTAATATTTGAGCAGGAGTTAAAGTAAGAAAATGGCAGTATTTAATCCGACAAAAACACGCACTTGGTCTAAAAATACACCTGCGGACGGGGATTTGATTGACGACGAAATCGATCGATTATACGATAATGATCAGTATTCAAAAGATCGTATCGACGTAACTGATGCGAATATTTTGAATCTACTCATTCCTTTGGGAAGCATTATAGAAGATAATCTGAATATTGCACCTACTTCTATATTTAAAGAAGCGAATGCACAGTCTATTTCAAGAACTACTTTTTCAACTCTTTGGGATTTGGTTCATAAAACAGTAGCCGGAATTGTTCCAGCAACGGATCGAATCACTGTAAATGCCCACGGCTTCATCGAAGGGCAACTGGTGAAGTTTGCATTTACCGGCGGCGGAATCACTGGGCTTACTAATTATTATGTAAGAAATCCAACGACAAATGACTTTCAGATTTCTTTAACCGCAACCGGTTCCATTCTCGATCTCACTTCTTCTCAAACAGGGGATATTATTACAAATGTGGAATACGGATTTGGAGACGGGTCGACTACGTTTAACATTCCGGACCGTCGTGGGGTTTTTCCGCGTGGTGCCGGGGTGCACGGGACAAGAGCTAAAGCAGCGGGTGGGAATTATGATGGTGGTGCAATTGGATACGCGGGACAAGACAGGTTTCAGGGGTTTGTGATTAACGCGATTCAAAACGGTGGATCAGCGGTTTATCCGGGAAGTGCTATAGGGACTGGTAATCCTTTGTATCCTGCTAGTGATGGCACTAATGGAACACCTAGGACCGGCAACGAAACAACTCCCGTTTATGTAGCGGTAAAATATAAAGTGAGGGTAGCATAATGAGCAATTATGTAATCGATAAATATTCTAAAAAGGTTATATGGATCAATCCAGATCCGAACCAGTTATCAGGAAAATCTGCTTGGTCAGATTTCAATTCAGAAACACACGAAATCGTTTACGCAATCCACTACAATCCGCAGTTAGGAGATCTGTTCAAAGCGGACGTTTTAGACGGAATTGCAAAGGACTTTGAACCGAAAAAGGTCTACAACACAAAAACGATGGCCGAGCGAGTTCTACAGAATTGGGAAGATGAAATCGATCCCGCAACGGAAACCGAGGATGAACCATTGAAAGATTCAAATGGGAATTTTTTGACTTATCAAAACTACACTGACTCTGGTTGGGTCGCCAATGATGAATTGACAAGAGAGGCACTTCTTGCAACAAACAGACATATTTTTAATTCACAAGTCGAATCTTACCACGGAAGAATTCAATATCGAAACACGACTTGGGATTCGGGAAGAAAATATCTGGAGAATATTCAAAAAACTTTATCTATTTATTCTAAACGAAAAATTCAAATACCGAAATGGAGAGACGCGAATAATATGTTTCATTCTCTCAATTCGGAGGAGTTATTGGAACTATCGGATCTCATAGAATTGGATCTTTTCAATGCGGGCCAGGCCCTATACTCTAAAAAATGGGCTACGGAAGAGAAGATCACTTCGATTCCGCAAGTGAAGACATTGGATTTGACGAAGATCTGGGATTAA